GTTTCGACTAATACTTCCATATACACCTCCTATGATGGGATAGTGAATACCTGGCCCGGATAGATCAGGTTTGGATTCTTGATGCTGGGATTTGCTGACACAATTTTTTGATACTGGCTGCCATTCCCATAATACTTCTTAGCTATCCCCCACAGCGTATCTCCTGACTGTACTGTATGTGTTTTATTTGCAGTTACAGCTGGGTTCTCAGCAAGGGGCGTTTCCTCCTGTTTTACCGTAGCATCAGGAGTCTGGATAGCTACATACCTCTTTCCTGCCCCTTTATACTCCAGGAGTGTCAATGATATATACTTATCCCCTTCTTCTCCTGCTTTTTCCACTACCTCTACACTCTTTACCAGTACCTTGACGCTGATATCATCTGAAATATCATTCGATGCAATGAACCGGATCGGCTTCTTATTCTTCTGAGCCTTCCGGAACATCTTCTCATAATAATCTGCATCAGCCTCTGCGCCCGGCTCCATATAATTGACGTCCTGACTGGGAAACTCTGCCTCAAAGCTATATTCTTCAAGTGAACAGTAAGAAGGGATGGAAACCTGCCCTTCCTCCAGCACCTGATACGTCTCGATATTAAGTTCTCTTGATCTCTTAATCTCCTCCGGATTCACCGGAAGCTTATATTTCTTGCTGCCATATTTGAAATATACTGAGTAAGACATTAAGCCGGCACCCCCTCTGGAGCAGTTGCAATCATTTCTTTGAGCTGTTCAGATACATGACTCATAATGTTGTCGGTATCTGCCTCTTTGGTGATCGGACCGCTGAATTCCACCATGATATTTGGCGCAAGCGTATTTTGGGAGATGCGGGCAATATAATCGCGCTCTGCAAGCTTTCGCATCCACTCGATATCCTCTTCGTTTTCAACCTTTACTGCACCATTCTTTCCTTTACCCTTCACAGTTGCAGGACTTCCGTCTGTAGCAAACTGGCTGTAATCAAATTCACCGACACCGCTAGGCGCAAATCCAGAAAATGGGTTAGATATACGATCAGCCAAACCCGCACCGATATCATAACCCTTATTAGCAAAATCAGCGCCATTCAAGAAATCTTTTTTCTGAACAATTTCTTTCCAATCAGTGGCATCTTTTGCTACTGCAGCCGCTTTTTCAAGCCCTTCTTTGAAATTGTCTAATCCTGCAGAGATCTGCACATTCACGCCTGGGATTCTGTTGATTATGGTTTCTATCGACCGGGCCATTTCTGCGATATATCCGATGACAGTGGAAGCCAGATCATAAAACAAAATTTTTACAGCACCTATTGGATCATTCCACACATTAGCAAAAAAATTAACCACTTCAGCGATAATGTTATACATCATGATAAAGTAGTTGATTACAGCTGCTACCCAGCCTCCGATTACTGCACCGATAATACCCGTTGCTGATATCGTTGATCCTGTAAAATGATTCACTGCCGCAATCGCTCCATAAAATACTGCAATCAATACCAGTATCAGTCCGACAATCCAAACAATCGGGCAGGCATACATGGCCGCATTTACTCCAAGTTGTGCCTCAGTAAGTCCTAATTCAGCAGTCACGGCTCCCCATGCTGCTCCCGTAGTTGCCCACAATGCCAACGCATACAAACCAACGCATACAGCCTGCGCTCCTGTACGTACCGCAGATATTAATGCCAGTCCGTTAGATATTCCCAAAACAAGCACATAAGCTCCTAATGCGGCAGCTGCGGCCCAGATAAACGGTGATACCATCGGCCATGCAGTAACGCAAAAATCTATAAACTTTTCTGTTGCGTCGCCAGCCAGGTAAATGGCTCCTATTAAATTATTAATAGCCTGTTGGCCTGTGTTAGAATTAAGTATACCGTTAATTTTTTCAAATACCCCGCCAAAAGCTTGCGTTCCCGCATTTTTTATTCGATTCCACACATCTCCGAAGGTCTGCGGCATAGTCTTAAACTTTTTATTAATATCATCAGCAGAATCAAACATAGCGTTTTTAATAATTTCCGCCGTAATTGCCCCATCGGATGATAATTCTTTCAATTCACCTTTTGATACATTAAGATACTTTGCGATCGCGTTGGCCACCATCGGTGCATTTTCCATGATGGATCGGAATTCGTCCCCTTGCAGTTTTCCAGACGCCATGGCCTGCGTCAACTGTAGAAAAGCAGACTGTTGTTCCGAAGTACCGGCGCCAGATACTTTCAATGATTTCTGAAGCAGTTCTGTAAAGCCAATGGCTTCCTGATTGCTTCCGAAAGCATCACCCGCCAGCATCTTCATTTTTGCAACAGCGTTAGCCATATCATCATACTGTCCTCTCGCACGGTTAGCTGCGGCGAAAATATCGTCTTGAAGTGCTTTCTGTTCTTCAAGGCTTCCTGTGATCATAGCCAGCCTGGCGTTGGTATTGGTGTAGCTGTCAGTAAGATCCACAACCTTTTTCACCGCTGCAAGACTGGCTATTGCTCCAACAAATTTAGCGATCCCGGAACTTGCTGCTCCTGCAACACGACCAGTACGGTCCATGGAGTCATTCAGTTTATCCGTATTTTTGCTTGCCCCCAGCGTTTTTGTGGAGGCAGCGTCTACTTTTCCGATGAATTTGTTTATAGTTGTGCTGTATCCGTCCATAAGCCGGAACATCGCACTTAATGTTGGCATGACATACCTCCTATTTCGTCTGATTGGCAAGCCTTTTCTCTTCCTCTATCCGAAGGTCAATGCTTGCATATATGAAAGCACGCTCCCGCTGGCTCATAGATTCCAGAGCAGATGGGAGTAAGCGAAGTCTCTGCAGGGCGAAGTGAGCATAAGTTAACTCAACATCACCCTGCTTTATCAGTTTTTTGCCTCGTCAATATCTTCGTTGATATCCTTATCCAATCCAGAGATATCGTACACCGCTTCTAAAAGCGCACCGTATTCACCGACATAAAGCATTTTTGCCAACAGTTTTGAGACTCCCAATACGCCATATGCGCTCTGCAATTCCGTATTTTCAAGATCTGGTTCCACTACTGCAGCCGCTGTAAGCTCCTGGTTATAAGCTACCCGATCAAAAGTTTCGTTTCCTTTTTTATCTCTTTTCGTATACTTCTTAATCAGTCCCTCATTCTCCTGCTGAGTAATTGGGCGGATAACGAACGGGACCGGCTTGCCGTTTTCTTTAAATCTATTGGATACAAACACCTCCCGATTTTCTGTCTGCTCCGGGTGTAAAAATGCGTTTAAACTACTCATATCATATCCTCACTTTCTATTTTTGGTAATAAAAGAGCACCCTGATTTCTCAAGGTGCCTTATGTTTAACCTGTTATTTTAAATCAAACTCGTATATGCCACTAAAAATGTCGAAATCACTGTACTGCAATTTGCAATCAGCAACACCTAAATCATTAGGAATTTCAAATACAATATTTCCTGTAATGTCAAGATTAGGATTTACTGAATCGACTGTAATGAACTTATCATCAGCCACAGGGATAATTGTTGCAGTGTACTTAGCATCATCAGGCCCTATTAGTTTAAAATAATTAAGCAGTAACTGTTGACTATCTTTTGAGTTATTTTTTATTGTTACATTTACGACCGCATATTTTCCGCTTTTCGGAGTATATTTCATCATTCCGTTGGCAGCTGATATGCTATCTGTTTCCGTAACATCATTGACAATCATTGACAGATTACCTAACTTTCCCTCTGAACCAACCCCCACCGTATCTGACGTTTCTGCCTCAGTATTTTCACTTTTAACAGTGCTCGTTTGACCGTTGGTATTTTCCGGAGACTGCCCGTTATTTGCTGTCCCCATTATTGCGGCAAAACAACCTGCAAAAGCAATAACCACAAAAACCAGTACTGCAATTAAACAACCATGTTTCTTCTTTTTAGGCTGATTCAAAGGTGGTGCACTTGCTTCCATTTTTCTCATTGGATGCCCGCAATTTGGGCAACTTGTAGCTTCATCAGAAATCTCTTTCCCACATTCAGGACACTTGATCAAAGCCATTTCATATCCTCCTTAAGTAAATATAATTACATTATACTATCATTATGAGGATAATTCTATCT